CCAGGACGGTTCATGTTTCCGCCTGAAAACCCCGGGTCTTCATAGAAGTCCTGCACCAGCTCCCAGCCTTCTGTCTTTTGGCTGGCCACATAGGCGATACCCGCTTCGCGCTGAGCATCGATGGAGTTGAACGATTGATCCAGGCGTTCGTCGGAAGATACGCGGCAGTAGACGGCGCAGCGTTTACGTTTGATGTCATTCATGTGTTGTTACCTTTATTGAGTCCAAAGAAGGCGGGGCCAGACCACTGGGTGCCAGTGATGTGCTTAGCCACAGCTGAGAGTGAGGGGTACTTGTGCCCGTCCATTTCGAAACGGCCATCCGTGGTGACTGTGACGAGGTAATCACGGCCATCAAACTCGCGAATCAATACGGTGCCAGGAAGCAGAGCTGTGATGGGGCAGGTGCTGGTTTTGATCTTGGAGAGTCGCTCACCAAAGTCAGCCAGCAGGTTGCGCGTGTCGGGGTTAAGGCCGCCAAACTTCATCTCCTGTAGCCGGTAGCTCAGGCGGGCCTCGAGTTGTCGGCGATTGGGATGTGGCGGGCGGATCTTGAAATGCTTGTCCCACAGCGCCCAGAGTTCGGTAATAGGCATGGTTGAAAGATTCATTAGTTGGGGGCCAATGGCGCTGGTTATTTCTAGATGGGAGGCGGGTGAGGCAGCAGACGTCATTTGCGAACTCCTTGATTTGTTGACGGGTTCGTATTGACGCTCTGCTCGGCATGGAAGTCGAGAAACTCGTCTCTGTCAGTGGCATAAATCTGACTCATTGAGGCTTGTGTCAGATCGTCTTTGGTCATCACGACTGCGTGTGCAACCAGCTTGGCAACTTCTGCCAAGCCGAGGTGTTTACTGCGCTCTTGCTTTGCCCCTTTGCGGGGGCGGTGAACGATGACAGCAGGAGGAAGTTCAGGTGTTTGCATTGAAGGGTTGGGTTCAGAAAAAACTTGCCTGAAATCGTAGGTTCAGACCCCGTTACACGTAACTCCAAGTGGCGGGGATTGTGGCGACATTGGGCCTTGAAAGGCCCGTAAACAGGCCCAATGGGCTCTAAATGGCCGTAATCAAGCGGGTTTTGAAGAGGGTTTTGACAGATTTTCCAAATACTGTATATTTATCCAGCAAATCACCAATTTCGACATCAATTCGCAGCCTTTCGGGCTTGCGTGTCGGGATTGGTTTCCCTCATAAAAACAAGAAGGAGACAACGTGAGCAAGCCACAGACATATGCAGACATCGTGCTTTATTTGCCCGTTGACGACACGCTCAAAACATTCATTGGCCGTCATGAGCTACCCCTGCCTGAGGGGTGGTCATGGCAGGACAACACCCATACATCGCGCAAGCTGATCAAGCTCATCCAGAGCTACGCTAATACGGTCAAACGTGATCGCATCATTGCTGGCTTGCATGCGAGTTCGACATTGGCTCACCCCTTAGGCAAACAAGCCATGTTTCAGGCCACGCATGCCAAACCCAATGAACTAGTGGGACTGATTGCCTGCAAGAACGATCTGCATCGATCGTTCTGGTTGTACGTCAATCATCCCGACTTGTTTGAAGCGGCTGCCGAGATTGAGTATTTGGATCAGCACAGCCAGCAAGCGCAGCAGCACGACCTGGGGCTGCGCCGAGAGGTCAAGCGTGATGAGATCTCGATTGCTAATTTTTGTGAGGCCATCAAGCTCTTTTACCAGCGTGAGCTAGGGTGTGGTGAAGTGTGTGTGGTCAACGTGTTAGACCGATCTCAAGGGACGCAACTCATCACGATCCACGCCAAAGATCTTGCAACGGCTCGGCTTGAATTTGAAGGGGCACAGTTGCAACGCCGTGTCGGTAGTCCCAATATCCACATGGTGTTGGAGTATTCCCAAGTCACAGGTGTTGCAAGAACAATCATCCGAGGCGGGGCCAAATACCACGCCATGTTGTGTGAGGCCTTCGCTACCCATATGTTGGGTGTGAGTGCGGAAGCGCAGCGCATACAGCGTCCTGTGCTTGATCTGTCCAAGCTCAGATTGGGATTGCAGATTCCACAGGCGTTTGACGATGGGTTTGTCGGTCTTCAGGTGAAGAGCTTGCACTTGCTGAGTCCGTGCGAGCGCTTGAAGCTCGAGTGCACGGCCAGCGGTTCAACGGATCGGCAATGCGTGACGGATTTGATTGGTGCGTATTTCCAAAATGAAAACCCTTTGAGCCGTGGCTGGGAAATTCACGCGGCGACGCTCAACCTGTACATGGCACCTGCGCAGGGTAGATCCAGAAGTCCACTGGTGAGCGTTGAGGTAACCAGCAAAGGGCGCTTGAACCTGAACAAGTTCGATGAGAAGCTACGCACCCAACTCGAAGGTTATCTGGTGCATCTGGAGATCCTCGAGCCTAAGCAGGCATTGGATTACCAAGTCAGGGGGGCAACGTCCAGTGGACGTTCCATGGGTCTTTTTGAATGATGAGGTGAAGTCATGCCTGCCAACAAAAAAGCTCTGGCATTGGCTTCATTGCTCATGACACGGGGTGGGTATTCGTACGAGAGATCAATCCCCAAGGGGCAGGTGGCTGGTTTGAAAGTTCTGAGCGAACTCAAAGCCATCGTGCCTGGTCCGATGGATGCACGCTATGCCAGTTGCTCGTTTTGTGGTTTGCACCGTGGACCGGTTTTTCGTCATGCTGGTGAGATGCATGTGCAGTGTCCTGACTGCGGGCCTTACAAGATTGATTTGTCAGAACAAAGAAATTGGACGCTAGATATCGAATGGATGATCAGAAAACTGCGTGCAGCCTTAAACATTTCGGTGCACATCGCGGTCCACAAGCTTTACGAAGGCGTGTGGCAAATCGGGGTGTACAAGAAGCGGGCTGTGATCCTGGCTGAGCGTATTGAGCTTGTCGTTGCAAATGCCTTGAATCTGTTTCACGGGAAGACGCCTCGAGCTGACAGTTGGGTGATTACGCCTCGACCGTTAGGAAGAACGTCATCGGATCCACTCTCAGGCACAGCGACCTGGTGGCATCTTGAAGATCGCTTTGCCATCCATGGCAATGGACTTCGTTTTGTAGGCGAGGAGGGGGATGTGATTGAGGCAACAGTAGAGCCGCGATCTTCGGCAGTGCATGGGCCGTTTTCTGAAACTTTTGAATGGGTTCATTTGCCAGATTGGTCGCCTGAGCCCATTCGGATGACTGCGGCGCAGGCGGCTGTTTTTGCGGTGCTTTGGCAATATCGAGGACAACCTCAATCGGCTGAGACCATCATGAGTAAGGCGCATTTGTCGAGCGACAAACTCATTGATGTGTTCAAGGTTAAAGCTGCTAACAGAGGAGATCCAGCGTATGAAGGCCGCATGCATGCTTATGAAACGCTTGTTGTTAAAAATCGTCGACTTGGTTTGTACGTTTTGTCTGAGTTGCTATCAATATAGACTAACAGTAGCCGATGACTTAGGAGCAAAGCGATGAGTCAACGAGAAGATTCATTCGTGGATCTAACAGCGGAAAATTGGTATCTAGATGATGGTGGGGATGCATTGCACATTCTGATGAATGCAAGTTGCCAAGGGAAATGCATGAAAAACCCACGCTGCTTTATTGGTCTCCACCATAAACGGAATTACTTTTGCGCTGGTGGCGCGCGAGACAGTTAGCCTATGCTTACCGTCGGCTACTAAACCTTGTTCGTAATCTGGATGTTTTACAAGAAAAATGGGCGACAGTGACACCCCGTTAGCCCATGCATCAATGACCCCCGCAATTTTTCCAGGGTCATGATCATTCTCCCAGAGAGTTTCTGCTTCATATACAGACGGTTTGAATAGTCCGGCCCAAAGCTCATCCATCGGGCAACAGTAAATGTTTAACCCTGATAACCTAATGCACCTACAAACGTCATTGAAAGAAATGGAGTTGGGTGATATATCCCAGCTATGGGTTAGGTCCGGCATTTGATTTTTGTATTTTTGGATAAGCTCTTGAGATTTCGCGAATTTCTCTCGCGCTCTTGCTTGCTCCGCTAAAAAATTTTCGATATTCGTCATTAGTAGGCTCAACGTAATGTCATGCTAAGCGGTTTATTTATTCAGTTCAGTGATTGGCGTGTTTAATGAGTAACGTTCAAGCTCATGTCTTCTTGAATAGCCAAGTTTAATCGTTAGCTTCACTTCGCTAAGTTTGTTCTAACAACTCAACAGCTGTCGTAATCTTTTCCAAGCCATCGTTCGAATCAATGTATTTGACCACGCTGAATACCGTTGGTAAACCAAGTGCCATCAAGGTGACGTGGCCGTCACCAATCTGTAAATGATGCTGGGTGCCATCTGGATTGTTGTAGTCGACGGGCAAAGCAGCTATTGACGAATTGTTTTCAAAACAGATGATGATAGGGGTTCCATGCTGCTCGGCAATCTGAAGTTCTATGCCTACTCCAGTCGATGGGTAGCTGCATTCCGCAATTACTAGATCCGCCCATTCGACCATCGCTCGATCCCATAAATAACAAAGCTTTGCGCGCTCTTGAAACGGTTTTTTTGCCAATTGCGGATCGCTGTGCATAAGGGCGTACTTCACTTCAGCCCCAAGGGTTTTTGTTAATTTTTCGGCAAGCCCATGTATGAATGTGGAATAACGTTGAAATGACTCTCTAGGTATGTGAGTCAATCCGCATGCGAGGTATATCTTCATGGACATCTCAAGTTGCCGAACGTACGTTTGGAACCATGCACTGATGTCCTGTAATTTCTGCAGCGACTTCATCAAGAAACTGTGATGGCGACATACTAATGAACTCACTTAAGAGCCAGTTCTGGGGGCCCGCAAAAAATTTTGATAATTCCATTGGATGATATCGGGAAAGTTCGCTTAGTCTGTGCATTGCTGCAAGCATTAGTGTCAGCGGTGAGCGCTGAATCCTTCCTGTTCCGGGCAAGTTGGTCTTGGCATACCAAAGCGTTTCCGCTCCCGCGATGTATTGAATGTCGCCTCGTAGGTGATTGTTGAGGTTTGCGATAGCGGCTACATCTGATGGTGTAGTAAGGTTTTGTCCGCTAACTTTCACAGTCATTACTGAGCGTAAATCTCGTGATGAACCCATTTGAGGATGTGCTACCAATGTGGCGGGTAGTTGCTTCATACACTTGGTTTCGTCCAAGTTCTCAGATAGCCTTGCTACGAAGTAGGCCTCTGAATTTGTGGAGTCAAAAACATATCGACACCTGGTCAGCGGAACAAACATTTCTTCTTGTCCCGAGTAGGTGATGCAAAACGTACGATGCACACAAGGAATATTAAAAAGAAGATCCTTCATGCTGTGATCTTTTGTTAGCTCCATCTCTCTAAGGTGCATCGAAAGTCCGGGAAGTACTCCTTTTTTGTTAATGCGAACACCTTCATTGTCGAGGTTAACCGTAGTGTTCACACCAAGCATGTAATGTTTGGATACCCCATGTGTTCCCGCAATCGCAATCTTTTTCGTTGCGAGGAGTGCCTTTACCGCGTTCATAAACGTGTAGTAGTGAAGTAGTGGTGCTGATTCCAAAGGAAGACTTCGCGATGCGTTAGAGAATGCGCGCGCTTGTGACCAGTAAAACAAAGCATCGGTTAGGCTGTTTCTTTGTAACCAAAGCGAGACGTATTCCCAAGGGCTGTTAGTCAGTACGGTCTGGCTACCAAACTCAGGTGATTGCGTTGCTTTGTGTGGGTTGACATCACGGTTGTTAAGTTTGATAGTGGGTAGAGTCATGTTTTTATTTGCTCATTTTTTATTATGGATAGTGGTTTTGTGCATTTGAAATCAAGCACAAAAGTTTATTTAGCAGCTATTCCTCGTGCGACAGTTGATGATCTGGCGAAGGGCCGCTGTAAACGCCAGCGTGAGAAAAAGTGATTGTCTTACCTGCCTTGTTGTTTGACCAACTAAACGCTATTTCGGACTTCACTAAGTCCTTCAAAAATATGATCTTGCTTGGTCGCCGAACGCCGAATGCCGTTTTTGGGTTGGGTCTTCCCATAAGAAAGGTCATGGCTATGCCATTGAACTTCAGACCAAGAGCAAGCAGTTCGCCTGTTTCTGCGTTGTGCTGAGGTAAGAGTTCAAAACTTGATGAATGGTAGATTTTTCCGATCGGGGTCGCGATGTACAGGCCCCACCCAAGTGGCCATCGCGCAGCAGGTGAACAGAGAAGTTCAATACATTTGCTCTTCAGTCTAAATGGTTCGCCAGATCTTTGCTTAATTTGCCCAGAGTTGACCAAGCCAAGTGTCGTCTTAAGTATCCAACGTTCCAAGTGAGATCCATCGACACAATAGTTCACGCCGATGGGAATCGGATTTTGGTATTCGACGTCGATACTTCCGATTGCTTCTACAAGATCTCCGATTGCGCTGTCCAGGGGAGAGAGATCCGAGTTGTGTTGAGAGCAGAGAACATTCGAGACGAGAGACTTTTTACCAATTGAAGTCATCTCATCTTTTGGGAGCCAACTCAATCCGACGACATCTATGGTCTTGTTTTGCTTTTCGATCTTGTTTAAAAGATTATGAGAAATGCAATGTTCACCAGTGATTTTTGTTGAACACCCATTCGTATGAGACAGATAGCACTTTGTATGTGCGTAGCCACTCTGTTTTCTGGGAATGTAGACGGGCTTACTCATTGCAGGGTTCTTATTCGTGTTAATTTTGAAATTCAAAATCCTGGCATCCTAGATTCATAGAACAGAACATATTGAAGCCTTCTCGAAAACTTGAGCCTGTCAGAGGTAGAGATTAGGAGGAATTAACCTGCCTAAAGCGTCGATTACATTTTGAATTCTGGAGATTTCTCGCGTCCTTCAAGTATTTGAATCAATTGCGGGTGATAGCTCTCCATCAAGTTGCTCAAGTAATGCCAGAACTGCTCTGAATTCACGGTTTCCTTCACAGTCTCGTTGGGAAGAAAACGAGCCATCTCTTTGCGAAATTCCTTCACTATTTCTGGATCCTTGTTCAAGGATGCAGTACGTTCAGCAAATGCGTTCAAGTAAGCATCAGTTTGCGCATGATGGTCATTCAGTTTGTTCTTGATCAAGTCCAAGGCTGGTTTTATTTGTTGCTGATGCAGCCAGGCAATGTCCCATAGATCTCGGTTTTTGAGCCTGTTTGGACGCAGTGCAAACGCTGCCAACTTGTCCGCAAAGATTTCTTCGCGTGATTGCGCTTGGAGAATCAATCCGCTGGTTCCCATTTCAACGCCGTAGGGATTCAGTAGCGCCATCGGACGGGGTTGATAACTAGGAATGGCACACACATCGATATTGATGCGTTGAGCAGGTATGTCTTTGCGACCTGGTCTTGTCTGAACCTTGAGCTTCCAAGTGTCGACGTTGCCTTCTTCACGCACTGGATCTGTAACGTTGATCTCCAGACCATACTTGGTCTTGAGACTTTCAATCAGGATGTTGCTCATCGCTGCAAGTTGATCTCGGGTGAAGTCTGCACCACCCGTGAAATCCAAATCTTCACTTAATCTGCTTGATCCGTAGCATGCTCGAAGACAAGTTCCTCCGATAAACGTCAATTGGGTGAGCAGTCCTGCCCCGCTGAGCACTCGCAGGATGTCATGGTGAAGAAGCTCTTTCTCCACGACGACTCGCAGAGGTGCTAACTCTTGTTTGTTGTTAAGTGCTTCATCAACTAGTTCGTCAAACAAACTCATGGGCTACTTTCCAATCAATTAGATCTAGGTTTCGGTGTGTTGCTCGCATATCCCTGAGCGCTTGCGCAACATTGGCTCTCCAAAGCCGCGTTCTGGGGTCGTACTCGATATTCCCAATGAGATCCTCTGGTCGTTGTCGAGTTTTGACAAACTCAATGCTTCCCCATCGACCGCAGTCAATGACGCCTGATCTCCCTGAAGACATCACCATGATGCGGTTGATTGGAATTTGGGAAATGACTCCTGCATCACTTAGGACGGTTTCGAGACTCAAGTAATTCAAACCGAGAGGGCGTAGTTTGGCTGCCGCATGCGGGAGGATCAAACCGCGATCGGGATTCGCTTTTTCGTACAAATACAAGCCACGGCATAGCCTGGTCAGGTATCCCTCCCGGACAGCCCGGCTCATGAGTGTTTTAAACGCTACTTCTGAGTGGTCGGGAAGAATCGAACGCAAGTCTGAAGGCGTGAACAGGCAAGCCTGCGGGGTGGCCAGCTGGCTGATGGTATCTATGAGTTGCCGACTAGGTTTCATGAAAGACTCATCGGAAAGTTGCACTAAGTGTAACCTTCCGGCGAGTGTTGTCAAGTTTCTCGACTAATTTATTGCTTTATGGCTATATATGTCTCACCTGGACTGATGGGACCAAAGATTGGCGAACTAGAGATATCGCACAAGTTCGCCAATCAGTTCCTTATCAGTTCTCCATTGATTTCCTGAAATAGAGCCGTTGTCCCTCTACTGAATCAAAGGAGTAAATATGCGGTTAGCAACACCTGCCCAAGCCGGGCGAAATTCCCTCCCTGTGTCCCCCATCGATCAGGCCCCGACACAGGAGCGCTTGGTCCTGACAGAAGCCGATCTGGCCTCTCGCTGGGGTATGAGTCCCAAGACCTTGCAGCGCTGGCGTACTGAGGGCCGGGGTCCTCACTACCTGAAGCTTGGCAAGCGAGTGACCTACACGATCAATGCCGTGATTGCGTACGAGAACTTCGTGCAGCACATCTCAACTTCACAACGGGTTGCCAGCTGAAAGGAGCCAGAGATGAATCACCTCCAACTCCACCAAGCCGCTTTACCTGATCTCTCGGCCAATCAGATCAGCCGACTCCCCAAAGACCAATTGGCCCAGTTCAGCCATGCGGTGCAACAACTCCATGACTGGACCATTCAAATGCGTGGGCGTATCAACCGTGGGCTCGAGCTGCGTTACGACGAACAAATCCGACAAGCGAACAGTCTGGGCGAAGAGGAGTCCGCACGGTTTCGGATTGACGACGGAGATTTGCAGATCGATGTCTCGCAAGAGAAAGAAATCGTCTGGGATCAGGTGCACCTCACTCAAATCGCAGACCGCATGGTCGCAGCAGGAGACCGCGTGCAGGACTTCATGGACGTGCAGTTGTCCGTCTCGGAGCAGGACTACGCCAAATGGCATCCGCTGCTGCGTGCTGCGTTTCAGCCTGCTCGCAAAGAGCTGGTCACTGAACCCCAATTCCAGATTCGTTGGGTTGGCGAAGTTCAGCTTTGAACCCCATCCCATCCACTAAATCTCACAGATAGGACTTACACATGTATCAAGAACAGCACCCTCAAGGCGTACCCAGCAGCTGGAACGACTTCAACGACGCCGAAGCCCAACAAAGTGGCTTTGACCTGATCCCCAAAAACACCCAGGCGGTGGTTCGTATGACCATCAAACCTGGTGGCTACGATGAACCCGAGCGAGGTTGGACGGGTGGATACGCAACAGCTTCACATGAAACAGGCGCGGTTTTTCTGTCTTGCGAGTTCGTGGTCTTGCATGGCCAATTCGCCAAGCGCAAGATCTGGAGCAATGTGGGCTTGCATTCCAACAAGGGACCCACATGGGGACAGATGGGGCGCAGTTTCATCAAGGCTGTGCTCAACAGCTCGCGCAACATCCATCCTGATGACAACTCGCCAGAAGCTGGCCATGCACGACAAATCCGTGGCTTTGCAGATTTGGATGGTGTGGAATTCCCCGCACGCATCGGGATCGAAAAAGACGGCAAAGGTGAGTTGCGCAACATCATCCGCATGGTCATCGAGCCAGATCACAAAGACTATGCGGATCTGATTCTGGCCAGAGCGCAAGTGCTCAACGGGCAAGGTGGCTCAAACGGGGGAACGCCTGCCGCTGCAGTGCCTGTAGCCCATGCTCCCGCAGCGCATCAGCCAGCTTCCAACTACCCGCCCACGGGCTATTCGACGCAGACCCGAGTGCCCAGTACACAAGGACGTCCTTCATGGGCGCAGTGAGCGAGCAGTTGAACTATGTTGCTAAAACGTGCGGTCATGAAGTGCTGGGTTTGCGCGCGACAGGCCAGAGGCTACGGTCACGCGGACATTCGCTTTCAGGTGGGGAGGGCTCAGCGTTACCCCGTCGATTGGATGTTTTGTTCGCGACGCTGCCAACGGTGTTTTCACAAGCTATACGAAGTGGGCATGCGCTCACTCAGTCAAAGCGATGCGCAAACCTTCCCGCAGGGGGTGCATGTGATTGATCCTTCTGAAGCTGAAATGGCTGCGATGCACCAATGCCTCAAACCCTTGGGGGAGGCTGCTGACGAAATCGGCATTGATCGTCCGTTGAGCTCGTACTCACAAAGCGATGCTTTGCGACTGATCGATGCGGTGGTCACCACCTACGTTGAGGCCATGGTGCAAGCGCACGAAGCGAGCAAGTACCCACCTGTGCGAATGCAACTAGGGAATGCGCCTTACGGCTAGGGCCGCAACACAGCAGTCACTGCTGCGCGTTAACCCACACCAAATTCAACCATTTTCAAAACCTGATGCCGACCACGCGAGTGGTTGGCAGGGAGAACTTTTGCCATGACCAACTTAAACAACACCACCATGTCGTCGAGTCACCCATCGAGCATGACGGTTCACATGGGCGCTCACATCGAACTGCCTGTGCGATCGCCAAGCCGCGACGAGCTCAAGCAAACCATGCTTTCCTCAGAGCAGGCCGCTGTGGCTTTCAACTTGCCTTTTTATTATTTCCGCAACCCCTACAAGCGCAAGCAACTCCAGATACCGCATTACTACATCAACAAACTGGTTCGCTACCGGCTGGATGAGTTGCGCGTCTGGCATGCGCAACTTGGAGAGATCTTGCGTGCGCAATCCACAGCGCAGGAAGGCGGGGTCGCGCATGCTTGATTTCAATGACCCCGCCCAAGAGTCGTTTCGACGGGCAAACGCCTCCAAGGACAAATCCGACAAAGCGGATGGTGCAAACGAAAAGGCCGATATCCGGCAGGCGCTGCTAGATCGCCTGAGCACCCTCGTCACCGAAATCTGGCCTGCTGGCAAACGGCGTAACGCCAAGTACCTCGTGGGCGATGTGATGGGTGGCCCAGGAGACAGTTTGGAGCTATTGCTCTCAGGACCCAAGGCAGGCCTGTGGACTGATCGCGCCACAGGCGAAGGTGGTGACATTTTTGATTTGATCGCGCGTTACTACCAGATCAATGTCCAGACGCATTTCCCCGAGGTGCTCAAACGCGCCAAGGATTTGCTTGGACGCGTGGACATGCAGCCGCAACGCGTATCTGGCAAAGACAAAACTAAGACGCCCGTGGTGGATGAGCTCGGACCTGCCACGGCCAAGTGGGACTACCAGGATGCGGCAGGCAAATTGATCGCGGTGGTCTATCGCTATGACCCCGAGCCCGGCAAGAAGGAGTTTCGTCCGTGGGATGTGAAGCGCCGCAAGATGGCTCCACCCGATCCCAGACCGCTGTTCAACCAGCCCAACATTTCGTACGCCGAGCGCATCGTGTTGGTCGAGGGCGAAAAGTGCGCGCAAGCGCTCATTGAGTTGGGCGTGTGCGCCACCACAGCCATGCACGGAGCCAACGCGCCGGTGGACAAAACCGACTGGACACCACTGGCAGGCAAGCATGTGCTTATCTGGCCCGATCGCGACAAACCCGGATGGGACTACGCCGACCGAGCATCGCAAGCGATCCTGCTGGCAGGTGCCATCAGCTGCGCCATCCTGCAACCGCCTGAAGACAAACCCGATGGATGGGATGTGGCCGACGCGCGTCTGGAAGGTTTTGATGTCACAGGCTTTTTGGCCGCAGGGGATCGTATGCCCGTGATACGCCAAGCCGAAGAGAGCACAGCTTCCGACATCGTGGATGGGCTGGACTACACCACCGAGGACGGTCTGGCCATGGCATTCACTCGGCAGTACGCCGAAGACTGGCGGTACTGCGCACCATGGGGCAAGTGGCTGGTGTGGAACGGTGTGCGCTGGAACATCGACAAGTCACTCTACGTGCATCACCTCAGTCGAACGGTTTGTCGTGCGGCTTCCTACAAAGCCGATACCCCTAAGCTCAAAGCCAGGTTGGCCAGCTCGGGCACCATGTCCGCGATTGAGCGCATCGTGCGCTCAGACCCACGCCACAGTGCCACGGTGGAAGAGTGGGATGGTGACCCCTGGTTGCTGAACACACCCGGTGGAATCATTGACCTCAAACGCGGGGGAATGGGGCCACACAGGCGCGATCGCCGCATGACCAAGGTCACCACCGCCACGCCTAAGGGGGAGAGCCCCGTGTGGGCGACTTTCTTGGAGAACGTCACAGGTGGCGACAAGGAATTGCAGCTGTACTTGCAACGCGTGGTGGGTTATTGCCTGACAGGGGACATCAGCACGCACGCTTTGTTTTTTCTGTATGGCACAGGCGCAAACGGCAAGTCCGTCTTCGTCAACGTCATCTCCACCATCCTGGGGGACTATGCTGCCAACGCACCCATGGATACGTTCATGGAAACGCGCTCGGACCGTCATCCTACCGATCTGGCCGGATTGCGTGGTGCACGCTTTGTGTCGGCCACCGAAACGGAGCAGGGCAGACGCTGGAACGAGTCCAAGATCAAGGCCATCACGGGTGGCGACTTGGTGACAGCACGCCTGATGCACCAGGACTTCTTCACCTACCCACCCCAGTTCAAGTTGCTGATTGCTGGCAACCACAAACCAGCGATTCGCAACATTGATGAGGCCATGCGACGCCGCATGCACTTGATCCCTTTCACGATCACAGTGCCGCCAGAAAAGCGTGACCCCTTGCTTACCGAGAAGTTGCTCGCTGAGCGTGACGGCATCCTGGCCTGGGCGCTTCAGGGCTGTTTGCTTTGGCAGCAAAACGGCTTGAGCCAACCGCTTTCCGTGACCAGTGCCACGGATGAGTATTTCGAAGCAGAAGACGCCATGGGGCGCTGGATGGATGAGCGCTGCAAGTTCGGTGCAAACGACAAGGCTCTCACGGTGACGCTGTTCAACGACTGGAAACAGTGGGCGGAGTTGAGCGGTGAGTTTGTCGGCACGCAACGCCGTTTCTCGGATGCGCTGATCACGCGACGGTTCGATAAGTGGCGCAACCCCATGGGTGTTCGCGGCTTTGCCGGAATCGACATCAAACAGCCTACGAATTTGCCTGTTCGCAGCTACCCGTACAACGACAACTAGGAGATAAAAGTGAAACTATCGGATTCAAACACAGGTGTATTGACGCTTCCGACATTCCATAACAGTAGTTCTCTACGCGTACGCGCATACGCGCATATAGAGAAGGAATGTTTTCTAACGTCAAATGCGTCATTCGACGCATTTGCCTTCCCATCGGCGCATGATCCATTTGCGATTGGGGGTGTTCAATGAACATTCCCCAGCCTCGATACACATCGCCCCTTGGGCGCATGCAAGCCAGCGCCATGGATGTTGAAGCTACCAAACGCCAGGGATGGCGAGAGCAACACATCCTTGTGGTTGCAGAAGACGACACACGCCTGAATTTTCTGGAGCGCCAGTTGATTCGCAGCATTGGCGAGCGGCTTTACGGCCAGCTCCCTCAATCGAATGCAAAGCGAGGCTCCCATGGGTGAGGTCTGGACAGTTGAAACTGTTGCGGCTCGCTTTAGCGAAGCCGCACGTACAGCCAGACGACTTCCCCGTGTTGCCGTGCAAGGGTATGTGAGTACCTGGCCCGTGGTGGTGCGCAGCGAACTCGAGGCCTATCCTGATCGGGACAGGTTGTATCGCTTGCCGCCACCCAGTCCCCAGGATATTGCCTTGATGCTTGAAGCCATGAAATGGGTTCAGGTGCTGGAGCTCGATGAGCGACATCTGGTCTGGATGCGTGCGAAGCGCTTTGACTGGATCGAGATCGGTAAGCGCTTTGGATGTGACCGCACCACAGCGTGGAGGCGCTGGAAGCGAGACATCCAGCTCGTGACTGACAAGCTCAATGAGCCACCAAAACCGGTAGTGATTCGTTAGAGGGTGTTCTAGCGTGATTTGAAGTAAGTGCGAGGCGCAATTAAAAGGCGAGAGGGAATGCGCGGCTTTAGGGCTCAAATCACGCTGCAACATTTGGGCGTTTTGAAGCTACATTTCTGTCTACGGTCGAGACATGTACGCAAGCAGCAATTGCTCACGATCATCTGAGCAGATTCAACTCAACGGGTGTGAATCACTTCAATCTCGCCAGCGGCTTCGTATTCACGCAGCTTTTCCATCGGCAGGTACACAGTTGGTTTTTCTCCGCGAAGAACTTCCAGTCGACCCTCGACCTCCGAACCGATTCGGTACACCCCAGCAGTTAACGGCACAAAGCCTGTTTCTGCACTGGTCGTTTCGTTTGAACTTTTGCGGGCAAGGATCCCGCGAATCACATTGATCTGCACGGTTGAACTTTTTGTTTGGCCGTGATTTTATTTCCTTACTCCTATGAACCAACCTGAGATCCGAATGGTCCCAGTGAGTGCGCTCGTGCCTTACGCGCGCAACGCCAGGACCCACAGTGACGCCCAAGTGGCACAAATCGCAGCATCGATTGCCGAGTTCGGCTGGACCAATCCAATTTTGGTGGATGGTGACAAAGGCCTGATCGCGGGACATGGTCGATTACTTGCTGCCAGAAAGCTTGAACTCAATGAGGTGCCAGTTATCGAGCTGTCCCATCTCACGCCTGAGCAAAAGAAGGCCTACATCCTGGCTGACAACCGTTTGGCAGAAAACGCAGGCTGGGATCAGGAACTCTTGAAGCTCGAGTTGGCTGAACTCAAGTCAGCCGATTTCGATCTGGAGTTGATGGGCTTTAGCGACAAGGAACTCGATGAGTTGCTTGGCATGAATGAAGAAGGCGGTGGTCTGACCGAGGATGATGCAATCCCAGAGACACCAGTAGATCCTGTTTCCAGACCTGGGGACTTGTGGATCCTTGGCAACCACCGCCTGCTTTGTGGTGACTCCACAATGCTCTCGGATGTGGAAAAGCTCATGGGTGGCGAACTGGCTGACATGGCTTTTACCGATCCACCCTACAACGTGGACTATGGCAACAGTGCCAAAGACAAGTTGCGCGGCAAAGACAGACGCATCTTGAACGATGCCTTGGGCGATGGGTTTTACAAATTCCTCTACGACGCCTGTGTCAATCTGCTCTTGGTGACCAAGGGCGCTTGCTACGTGTGCATGAGTTCATCCGAATTGCACACCTTGCAAAAGGCCTGGCTGGATGCAGGGGGTAAGTGGTCCACTTTTGTGATTTGGGCCAAGAACACGTTCACGCTTGGACGTGCGGACTACCAGCGGCAATACGAACCCATTCTGTATGGATGGAAGCAAGGCTCTGATCATTTCTGGTGCGGTGACCGTGACCAGTCTGACATCTGGAACTACAACAAACCGCGTGTGAATGATTTGCATCCGACCATGAAACCTGTGGAATTGGTGGAGCGTGCAATCAAGAATTCATCCAAAAGCCGGGACATCGTGCTCGATCTCTTTGGCGGATCTGGTACCACGCTTATTGCCTGTGAAAAAACCAACCGTCAGGCACGCTTGCTGGAACTCGATCCCAAGTTTGTGGATGTGATTGTCAAGCGCTGGGAAGAGTATGCGGGACAAAAAGCTGTACTCTCCAACCGAGATTTGATGGCTGAACTCGCCATCCAGGACGCTTAAGCGGGTGTTTCTGTCACTCCAAGGACAATTTCTCAGGGATTTCCTGCTCGCTTTGTCATAAATCACCTGGATTCTTGGGTGAGAATTTCTCTCGTTCAAATCAATAGGAGAAAAGAGTGAACAAAACTGAACTTATCGAAGCCCTGGCAAAAGAGACTGACCTGAGCAAAGCTGCTGCAGGTCGTGCAATCGAAGCATTGGTGCACATCATCACCAAGACTGTTGCCAAGAAAGAAGATGTTCAATTGATCGGCTTCGGTACCTTCAAGGCAACAAAGCGTGCAGCACGCACGGGCAAGAATCCTCGCACAGGCGAAGCTTTGAAAATCGCTGCGGCAACTGTGCCCAGCTTCAAAGCAGGTGCTGGCTTCAAGGCTGCAGTGAACAAGAAGAAGTAATCACTTCACTTGCTCAACGCACAAGGCGGTAGGGGTGACCCTCCGCCTTTTTGTTTACCCCAACCGTGCCACGTATCTCGCATAGTCACCGCCTTCTGGGTTGACGTAGAGATAAGGGCGACCTGGGGCTGTGACTTCGACGCACAGGTAGCCGTCTCCTGTTCCGCCACCTTTGCCTGCCAGCCAGTCACGTGACTTCAAAAGCGTGCGACCAAAGTCGTCGAACTCCTCGGGTGTCATCACCTTGGTCTCCGTCACGAGGACCTTGTAGCTCCCAAAGCCCCCCACCTCCTCGAGGCTGCATGGCTTGCGTGCAAAGGGTAGCTCGATGCCGAGTTCTTCGACGTTGATTTCTTGTCCTGCGAATGCCAGTGTGCGAGGGATTCGTTCGATGGTGATCGTCATGGTTTTCATGGCGACCTCACACAATTCGGTATTTGCGTTCTTGACCATCGGTCTTCTCAGACACGATATTCAAGCTTAGTTTTTTCTTCAAGGCTCCGGCCATTGCGCCTCTGAGGGTGTGTTGCTGCCACCCAGTGGCTTGCATCATCTCAACCAGGCTCGCTCCCTCGGGACGCTTGAGCAGTTCGATGAGAGTGGCTTGTTTGGTCCCATCTCTTTGCTTGATCGGCGTGTCGGGTTTTTCGCCAATCGCTTCACGCCCTGCAGCGGTGATCGTGTATTGAGTCGTGCCCTCGGACGTTTGGCTGTGTGGGGCAATCAGTCCTGCATTACCAAGAGCGGTGAGCACTTTGATGAGTGCACCGCCTTTGAGATTGGCGGGGATGTCACACAGTATTTTTTGTGGGTGTTTAGCGGCTGCTTCAAGCAAGGTGCGCTGGGTGTCCGTGAGTTTCATTTTTTACCTTTCGATGTTGTTGATTTGTTTTGTTCTGCTAAAGCACCTGCGGCGTAGGCGGCTTCAAGTGCGCTCTTGACTGCCCACACCGAGACGTCATGGAAATCCAGTCGGTCTCTGTTGCGGGGCTCAAGGGTTTGGATAAACAGGTGGTCTATAGCAATTTGTTCGATCACTTGTTCTCGGTTTGGTTGCTTCATGTTTTGGCTCCTTTGCTTCGTGTGATGTGAAGCATTGACGCTCTTAAACAAGATGAAGCCAAGTTAATTTTTTGAAGCTGTCGCTTATTGCTTGAAAGTCGATTGATATGCCCAGAAGTGCGCCAACTCCTTGCCGATATCCGGGTTGTTCACAGGTGTTGAACATTGCGGGTTACTGCGCCAAGCACCAGACCAAGGTGCACCGCGATTACTCACGCGCACGAAGAGGCTTCGACACTGAGCTGGGGTTTTATCAATCCGCCAGGTGGCGAAACACTCGTGCAGCGGTGTTGCGATCGAACCCGCTTTGCTGTCGCTGCCACACCAAGGGCGTGCTTCAGTTGGCCACCGTGGTGGATCACATCGTGCCAATCAAAAAAGGTGGTGAGCGATTTGAGCGTTCGAATTTGCAGGGACTGTGCGTGCCCTGTCACAACGCAAAGACCGCCTCAGAGACTGCATCTTCAAGGCAGTGCCCCCGTCCTGAGGGGTAGGGGGTCTGAATCTCTACAGACTGGTGCGCAAGATGCGTGCGCTTGGTCAAATTTTTATGCGTGCAAATTGGAGCATGGGGGGGTCTTCTCCGGCTGCGCCTTGCACGGCTGATACATCAAACAAAACAGGTGATTTATGGGAGGACGTAAGCCACTACCAACGCAAGTCAAGCAGATCAAGGGCACCTTGCAACCCTGTCGCACCAACTTCCATGAGCCTGTGCCAGAGGGCTTGCTGGTCGAGCCTCCCGAGTACATGTCAGAAGGTGCCAAGGCCGCTTGGCGGTACGCCATTGAGAGTGCACCGCCCACGTTGATCAAAAAGCTAGATATGTCGGTGCTTGAAGTCTGGGCATGTGCTGCAGATTTGTACCGCCAAGCGCAGATCGGGATCAGCAAGACCGGATTGCTGGTCAAGGCACCCAGCAGTGGCGTGCCCATGCAATCTCCCTATCTAGCGATTGCCAACAAGCAGGCGCAAATCATGACCAAGGCCGCGATTGAGATGGGTTTCACACCTGCTTCGCGCTCGCGGATTTCAATGCCTATGGAGCGACCAGCAGAAGAACTGGATCTTTGGGCAGACATCGTTGGGTGAGGTGAGATGAGTAAATTTGCTTTGAGCGCCAAACACTACGCAGAAGCAGTTGTCTCCAAACAGATCTTGACCTGCGAGTGGGTGCAAAAGGCGTGTCAGCGTCAACTCGATGATCTTGTGCGCTTCAAACGCAAGAGCAGCGTCTACCAGTTCAATCCTGAGTTGCTCGACAGAAACGGCAGGCCATTCAAGCCTGCTGACAATTTGTGTGCATTCATTGAAAGATTGCCGCATGTCAAGGGACCACTGGCAGGGCAAATGATTGTTCTGGAGCCCTGGCAAGTGTTCATCTTGTCCACGGTCTTTGGATGGGTCAAGTCAGACGGTAAGCGCCGATTCAGGCGTTCTTACATTGAGGTTCCACGTGGAAACGCCAAGTCAACGCTCTCATCAGCAGTGGGGCTGTACATGCTTGCTGCAGACCGCGAAGGCGGTGCAGAGGTGTATTCACTGGCGACCACGCGTGACCAAGCACGCATTGTGTTTGGGGACGCGCAGACCATGGCTCGCATGAGCCCGGGTTTTCGCAGCAGATTTGCAGTCAACGTTGGAGCACACAACATGCATGTGCTCCAGACCGGCTCCAAGTTCGAAGCGCTCTCTGCAGAAGGATCCACGCTGGATGGTCTGAACATCCATATGGGTTGCATTGATGAGCTGCACGCGCACAAGACACGCACCGTGTATGACGTCGTGGAGACAGGGACGGGTAAGCGGGACAACTCCTTGCTATGGGTGATCACCACAGCAGGCAGCAATCGCACTGGCATTTGCTATGAGGTCAGGAGCTTTGTCACCAAGCTGCTCAACCGGGTGTTTGAAGACGATTCCCAGTTCGGGATCATCTACGGGCTGGATGAAGGTGATGACTGGACTGCCAAGGATGCGCTCATCAAGGCCAATCCCAATTGGGGGATTTCGGTGCGTGAGGAAATCCTGGTGCCTTTGCAATCCAAGGCCATGCAGTTGCCCAGTGCGGTGAACAACTTCAAAACCAAACACCTCAACGAGTGGGTGAGTGCGGACAAGTCGTGGATGGACATGCGGGCATGGGATGCAGGCATGAATCCTGATCTGGAACTGGATCAGTTCCTTGGTCAGCCTTGCTGGATTGGTTTGGACCTGGCCAGCAAGACGGACATCGCTGCACTGGTGATGTTGTTCCAACACCCTGACACACCTGACGCATTTGTTGTGTTTGGCAAGTATTACTTGCCGGAAGACACCGTGCAAGCAGCAGGAAACAGCCAATACCAAGGGTGGTCCCACACGGGTCGCCTGAGTGTGACGCCGGGCAACGTGATTGATTTCAGCTGGATTGAAGCTGATCTACTGGAGCTTGCATCCAAGTTCTCGATTGAGGCGGTGGCGTTCGATCCATTCCAGGCCACGCAGTTATCCACAAGGATGCTGGCCGAAGGCTTGCCCATGATTGAGGTGCGCCCCACGGTATTGAATTTCAGCGAACCGATGAAGACCCTGGAAGCCCTGGTCTTGCAAAAAAAGCTCGCCCACGATGGCGACCCTGTGCTTGCCTGGATGGCGAGCAACGTGGTGGCGCACATGGACGTCAAAGACAACATCTATCCACGCAAGGAGCGAGCAGAAAACAAGATAGACGGAATCGTGGCCTTGATCATGGCGCTCTCACGCGCAATCAAACCGGGTGAATCGGTGGTCTTGGGTTCCGACTACGAGTTGATGGTGCTCTGAAGCAATGGGATTTTTTACCTTACTAGATCGATTCAAAGCCTCAACAAGCGATCGCTCCCCATGGGGCGATTTCTTTTTTGAGCCAGTCTCGGTGCGAAGCTCGTCAGGCATGCGTGTGTCACCCGATGGGGCGCTGCGGTTGTCTGCGGTTTATGCCTGTGTGCGCATCCTGTCGGAGACGATGGCGTCCTTGCCCGTGGTGGTCTATCGCCAACGCAAGGATGGTGGCAAAGACCGTGTGACGGATCACTGGCTCTACAACCTACTAGCCAGAAAACCCAATCGCTTCCAGAACCCCTTCGAGTGGCGCGAGATGCTGCAAGGGCACTTGTCTCTCAGAGGCAATGCGTTTTGTCAGATCATCTCCAACTCTCGAGGGGAGATCACCGAGCTGATGCCCATCCACCCCGACCGTGTTCGCATGGAGGTGATGGACAGCGGTGACTTTCGCTACCGCGTTCGAATGCAAAGCGGAGACGAGACGGTTTTCCCAAGAGGCCAGATCTGGCACTTGAGGGGCCTGTCCTCGGATGGTTTGATGGGCATGAGCCCGATTGAGCTCGCGAGAGAGAGTCTTGGCATGGCCTTGGCCGCACAGGACTACGGAGCCAGGTTCTTCACCAACGATGCCAAGCCCACTGGTGGCTGGATTGAGTTTCCCGGCACATTCAAGGATGCAGAAGCCAAGCGGGTGTTTCGTGACTCTTACCAGTCGGCGCAGGCGGGTTCAAACCGGGGCAAGGTCCTTGTGCTTGAGAACGGCATGAAGTTCCATGAGGTGGGTGTCACGAACAAGGATGCTCAGTTTCTGGAACTACGCAAGTTCCAGATAACAGACATTGCTCGAATGTTCCGTGTGCCACCGCACATGATTGCCGATTTGG